ACAGATACTTCAGCATTTTCTTTATTACAATTTGAAAATAGTGGAAGTATAGTTTTTTCTGCTGACCACGGAGACTCTGCTGCAAATAGTGATATTATATTTAAGTCTGACGGTGCTCAAGAACGCATGCGCATCGACTCCTCTGGCAACGTAGGTATTGGCGTAACTCCAGAGAGTGGTTGGCATGCTAGTTGGACAGCATTACAATTAGGTGCAACTGGATTTGTTGGGCAATATCAAGTAGCTGGCACTGACATTACTGGTTTAGGTAGTAATGTATATTCAGACGGAACTTACAGATACATAGAAACAGACGAAGCAGCTATACTTAAACTACAAAATGGTACTTTTATCTTTGATGTAGCAGCTTCAGGCGATGCAGACGCAGCGATTGATTGGACTACTGCTATGACTATTGATAACTCTGGAGCATTAGATCTAACTGCGCCATCAACGTATCCTCAGTTTACTCTTTCCGACAATAGAACGGATGACACTACAAAGAATCCACTGATCGGAGCGGTGCATTACGACATTGAAGAAGAAGATGTTGGGTTGATTCATGGTCTTATAGAAACTGGATCCAACAAAGTCAACATTGGTGGTGGTACTAGTCAGGTGAATGCAGCGACTGCTGTCAACGTTTACATTGGTGCCAACAGTACAACTACCACGGGGACGGTAGCAGCGACTGTTGACTCTGATGGTCTGACATTGACTGGCGGACAGATAGACATTACAGGGACTGACCCAACGTTTGTCGGGGATGTGTGCGGCACGAGTCCGGCCGTTGTTGGATCCGATGCCGCTGGCAAGATCACCGTGGGTACGACAACCACCACAAGTTGCGCGATGACGTTTGCAACTGCATACAGCAATGCCCCTGCCTGCGTGGTGTCCGGAGATATCAATGCGACTCTGTATTCAGCAGCCACTACAACCACAGTTCTCACTATCACGTCATCTGTTGATATGGACAGCGACGTGGTTATGTTCATTTGCATAGGATTGTAATCATGAAACATTTACTCTTGGTAGTTTTGCTTTTGACGTCGAACCTCGTGTTCGCTGGACCTGATGTCAGTCGAGCAATCGGCGTGGTGGATAATACCTTTGGGATTGATGTTACTGCATCTAATCTGCGGAAGATTGCAGATTCCTTTGCCGCATTTTATCCCCAGATGATCCCTGCCGGTGTATCAGTTGAAGATTTGACTGATGACCAAAAGGCAGCGATTTTCCTAACCGCTGTTCAGAAATACATCCGTTCGACTGTGGTTCACGTAGCGAGGGAGGAAGCAAGGTCGGCGGCGGAAGCATCGCTTAACAGTGCCGTTGTGAAGGCAGAAAGGATACTGCAATGAAGTCGCGACATACCGTGGAACAACTTGCAATATTCGTAATCCTGGCTGTCATGGTAGCTGCTGGGTTCTACCTGATCATCAGCCAGCTTCCTACCATTGGGCCAGAGGCATTGGTCGCAATACTGCCTGTCTACGGTCTGGTCGTTAGTAAGTTTGGCGATGCGGTCTCGTATTTCGTCGGTACCACTCTTGGGAGCGCGAAGAAGAATGACGGACAAGACGGTACTAAACTTCCCTGAAAAAGACCAGAAAACATTCGTAGCCGAATGCGCCGGATGTCTTGAACAAGAGTTCATGGTTCATCTCGACCCCAAGAGTGAGTGGCACATCATTGGGATCGAGTGTATACATTGTGGGTTTATGGTTTCGGTGACAGAAGAGTAACTTCAAAAAAATGACCACAGTTGTTAGCTTCCCCGAAGGACAACCGGCGATACTGTGTCCGGTTTGTAATCTCTTCCATGAGTTTCATTGGGGTCCAGGTCTCAATAGCTTGGGTCAACGGTGGAACTGGAATCAGAATCTCAAAAAGCCGACGTTCGATCCAGCACAAATCACCAAGGTAGGCAACCCCCAAACCGGTGAGGTTCACGTCTGTCATGCTTGGGTACACGACGGTAAGATCAGTTTCCTTGACGAAACCACCCACAAAGCCAAGGGACAAACGATGGACCTGCAGCCACAATGAATATTTTTAATGATATCCTGGATTTTTTGAAATCATTGGTCCAATGGTGGACAATAATTTCACCATGGGAACAAGGTATTAGAGTGCGACTTGGTAAAAATGTTACCATTTTAGATCCTGGGGCGCATCTCAAGATTCCATTGATTGATGTAATGTTCGTTCAACCGATACGCTTGAGAGTCATACCAATAACAGATCAAGTTTTGATGACAAAAGATAGCAAAGTTATCATTCTGTCTGGCTCACTTGGATATAAGATCATTGATTTGTTAAAACTCTACCAGACACTACACGATCCTACTGACACAATTGAACAACAAGTAATGGGAATTATCTCTGAACGTGTGTTTGCCAACGATCTTGCAGAGTTATCCCCTGAAAAATTGATGACTTTGGTTAATGACAGTATAAGTCTTCAAAAATACGGACTTGAAAGCAATGGATTCTTTTTGGTTAGTTTCGCTTGTGTTCGAACGTATCGAATCATTAGTGGAGAAATGAGGCAATACGTTTACAGCAAAATGTTACTGGATCCAGATTCAATTTGAGATGACTGATAACATTGCTCCTTGTTATTCCAATGACGATGGAGAATAGTGTTTTATTAACCAAGATTACGAGGATTGCCCCATGTTAGCACAGTTACCACAACGAGATGATAAAGCTGGTCAAGGTCACTTCGGTGCTAAACGAGGAGGTCAGAAACATAATGGGATCGACTACGCTTGCCTGCCGGGGACTTTGATCCTGGCACCATGTGATGGTCGAATCAACAAGATCGGTTATCCATATGGTGATGCAAAGTATGGCGGACATAACTCTGAAAGCGAAGAACGAACGTTGACCTACGTTCAGATTGTCGATGAGAATGGTATGCGGCACCGGTTGTTTTACGTTGAACCGACAGCTTCCAGTCGAATCGTCAAGAAAGGAGATGTGATTGGTGTCGCTATGGATGTCAGTTTACGATATCCCAGTAAGACCAAACCGATGACCCCCCATGTGCATTACGAGGTGATGGACTCTGACGATCAGCATGTTGACCCCGCCGGTTTTTAAGGAAACCCCCGATCAGATCAAGGCGCAGGATCTTCTGACGTCTGACGCCACCCACATCGCGCTGGGTGGTGGTGGTCGGTCGGGTAAGACCTTCAAGTTCGTTCGATCTCTCATTCTCCGGTCGCAACTGGCACCTGGAAGCCGTCACGCTATGTTTCGGTTTCGGGCGAATGCTATTGACCGATCCGTTGTCCAGGATACCTTCCCGAAGGTGATGAAGACATGTTTTCCGAAGGGATTCTACAATCCGAAGAACTGGACAAAGTCACCTAACGTTTTCTATAGGTTCCACAATGAATCGGAAATCTGGTTCGCTGGACTGGATGACAAGGATCGGGTTGAAGCAGTATTGGGACAGGAGTTCGCAACACTCTACTACAATGAGTGTTCGCAGATACCATGGGCTTCAGTTGCCTTGGCTAAATCCAGGTTGGCTCAAAAGTGCGTCGTTCCGGCTGGAAAGAACACCTCAGAGCGATTGTTAACACTGAAGTGCTACTATGACTTCAATCCGCCTTCCAAGCGTCATTGGACGTATCGTTACTTTATTGAGAGACTGGACCCCGAAACCAGGAAGCTCCTGAATGATCCGATGGATATTAACTTCATGTTGATGAACCCGGAAGGGAACATGGAGAATCTGTCACCAGAATATCTGGCGATCCTGAACGATCTTCCACTAAAATCCAGGAAGAGATTCCTATTGGGTCTATTTGCCGATGACGACGACGGTGCATTGTGGACAGATGAGTTATTCCATCAGAACCGTGTGTTGGCTACCGTTAACAAGCCATTACCGAAGTGGATCCGCATTGTGATAGCAGTCGATCCATCCGGGTGTTCCGGTGAGGAAGACTATCGATCAGATGAGGTTGGTATTGCAGTAGTGGCACTTGGTACCGATGGTTGCGGTTATGTGCTTGAGGATCTATCAGGGCGATATGGACCGGCTGAATGGGGTGAGTTGGTCAACAAAACCTACGAAAGACATGGGGCAGACCGGATCGTTGCTGAAAAGAATTACGGGGGCGCAATGGTAGAGAACACCATACTTGCGATCAATCCCAAGCTGCCGGTAACCATGGTTAATGCAACCCGTGGGAAAGTTGTACGTGCAGAACCGATTTCAGCATTGTATGATAAAGAGTTGATATATCATGTTGGTTACTTTCCGGAACTGGAAGATCAGCTATGCGACTTTACTGTCGTTGGATATCAGGGTATGAAGTCTCCCGACCGTGCAGATGCGGTAATTTGGGGGATTACTGAACTCTTCCCCGGTATCGCTGAGAAGGCTGTCGATGACCAATGGACACCACCCAATGTGAAGACACGCAAACGATCATCAGGAAGATACGGAGAATAGGACAATGGCTCAAGCACTACCTTATATCACAGCAGCGGCTGCAGCAATTGGAGCAGGTACTGCAGTTCATACAGCCACATCCGGGAAGAAAACACCGAAGCTACCTAAGACTGCGGCACTTGTAGATCCAAAAGACCTGGAGACATCTCAGATGCGGAAGGCTCAACGCAAATACGCTGGGGTCGGTCGGAAGGGAACCAATCTAACGGCCCAGACTGCACTGGGGTAAGATCTTGGCTAAGTTAAACGAAGCGGAACTGAAGGCTCTTGGTGAGTATCAGTTCACGTTACAAAGACCAATGGTGTCGCTATGGCAGATCATGGCGAACAACTTCTACCCGGAACGTGCCGACTTTACGTTCATTCGGAACGTCGGTCAGGAGTTTGCGGATAATTTGATCGACTCGTTTCCGTTGCTCGTTCGACGAGACTTAGGCAACTCGTTACATGCTATGTTGCGGGATGGTGATTGGTTTGAGATGGGAGTAAATACTGAGCCGGATTACAGTGGTCGTGTTTGGTTACAGGATAAGAGTGTAGCTCTTTTCAAAATCATGTATCATCAGGGAGCGAACTTCGTTCGTGCCAGTAAGCAAGGTGATCATGACTACATCACCTTTGGTCAAAGCGTAAAATCTGTTGAGCGGAATAAGAAGGCTGATGGTCTTTTGTTTCGTAATTGGCATCTACGCGATTGTGCTTGGTGGGAAGATGAGAACGAACAAGTGTGCGGTGTGGTGCGTAAAGCCAAGCCGACCAGACGAAATCTGGTGAACTACTTTGGAGAAGACAAACTTCATCCAAGTATTATTAAGGAATTGCATAAGAAACCTTTCGAGGAAGTTCACATTCGTCATTTCTTCATGCCTTCTGAATACTACGGTGACGAGGAGATCCAGTCGCGCTACCCATATGTATCCATCTATCTTGATATAGCGAACACCAAAATAATTGAAGAGATTGGGATGAACCACAAGTATTACGTGGTGCCCAGATTTCAGACTGTTGCTGGTTCTGCTTATGCGTATAGTCCGGCGACTACGGTCGGGTTGTCCGATGCACGGTGCTTACAAGCGATGACTCATACATTGTTGGAAGCCGCCGAACGGTATGCCAGACCACCGATCGTTGCTACCCAGAAAGTTGTCAGAGGTGACATTGATTTAACCGGTGACGGCATTACCTGGATTGACAAGGATTACGATGAGAATACTGGAGCAGCATTGCGCCCTCTATATCAGGATAAGGGTGGCTGGCCGATTGGTGATGCTGAACGAACTCGTGTCGTCGAGACACTGAATAGTGCATTCTATCTCAACAAATTGACCTTGCCGGAAGGTAACCGGGAGATGACCGCAACTGAAGTGCTTGAGCGCATGAAGCAGTTCCGTCGAGAGAACTTACCGCTGTTCGCCCCAATCGAAGCGGAAGACAACGGACAGATCTGTGAATTGGCATTTGAAATCGCAATGGCGAATGGATTCCTGGGATCTCCCAATGACGTGCCACGGTCACTTCGGGGTGCCGATGTGGAGTTCAAGTTTGAATCGCCATTGACCGTTTCTGAGAATGACGAAATTGTCCAACGGTATGGGGAGGTTCGACGCATGTTGGGTGCTGCGGTCGAGATCGATCCAACAGTAGGACATGACATTGATTTGTCAACTGCAATACGAGATGCCATAACCAAGAGTGGGTCTCCTGTTAGCTGGTTGCGACCAGAGGAAGAAGCAGCGGAACTGAAGGAGAACGCCAGGATGCTTCAAATGGCAGAGGCGGCGATGCAAGCGCAAGGTGGCGCGGTATGATTGAATCAGCAGGACAACCAGCACCGACTGTTACAGCAAGTGTAATAACAGCAGTCGGACCACAGACAGGATTGAGTTATGTGGTCTTAGGGTTATCGTTAGGTGAATGGATGGCAGTCGTTGGGTTTGTTGCCGTTTGCCTGTCAATTATAGTCAACCTTCGAACAATCTTCAGAAACAGAGAGAAATGAGTTTTCCAACACTTGAAGTAAAATGGTTAACCAGATCTGAAAACGCCGCACTAAAGGCTTGTTACGCCGGTCATGCGAATGCTCATCAGCAACGGTTGGCATTGGTGGTTATCGTGAATAAGTTCTGTCGTGCTAACGATTTACTGTACATCCCGGATCATCCCGATCAGACGGCATTTATGAACGGTCGTGCCTTTCCGGGCCAACAGATTATGAAGCATCTTAAAGTACCAGTCGGAAGACTGGATCTTCAAAACGACGACGAGGAGTCGCAATCATGATTCAAAATACTAAATTCGATTACGAAGACCTGAAGCCTGGTGTATTTGGTGACGGTGGTGCCGGTGGTATACGAGGCGATGAGGGTGACCCACCGGCTGATCCAACTGACCCACCGGCTGATCCAACTGACCCACCGGCTGATCCAACTGACCCACCGGCTGATCCACCTGTCAGTTTCATGGAGTCCATCCCGGAGACCTGGCGCGAAGATATGGCCGGCGAGGATGAACTTCGACTGAATGTTCTCAAGCGTACTGCCGACATGCCTGCCTTTGTCAATCGATTTTTTGACCTTCATGAACAAGTCAGCAAGGGTGAGATTGCAGCGGCTGATGCCCCTGATGAGCATTCAACCGAAGAAGAGTGGGCTGCGTATCGAGAGCAACACAGTATTCCGGCGACCGCTGCTGACTATGAGTTGAGCCTGGATGAAGGTCTCGCTTTGGGTGAAGATGATGGCCCGATGATGGAAGGCATCTATACGGTTGCTCATGAACATAACTTGCCGACAGAAGCAATGTCAAGCATCACTAACGCTTATCTGAAGGCTCGCCAGGAAGAGGACCATCAGTTTGCGGTGACCCAAGAGGGATACAAAAACGAGTGTATCAACGTACTCAAGACCAGCATGAAGGGTGAGTATGAAACAAACATGAACCTGGTGAAAGGAACGTTCATCGCCGCTATGCCGGAAGCAGTTCGTGAGGGATTCGAACATGCCATAATGCCGGATGGTCGGAAGATCATGAATAGTCCAGAGATCCTGATTGCCCTATCTTCAATGGCGAGGACTCTGAATCCAGCGGCTACCGTCGTGCAAAATAGTTCCAATCCTATCGGTGATATCGACTCTGAATTGGCATCGATCAAGTCCAAGATGGGGACCGATGAATACAATACGAGCAAGGAAATGCAGGCTCGATACCGTCAACTTCTCACTGCCAAGGAAAATTTAGCTAGACAATAGCGGCCAGATATCGTTATTATTGAATGAGTACCGTTGTGTAGACCCCCGACGTCTGAGTAGCGACCCCTATCAAGGTTCCTCGCAGACAATGATCGAAGGTTCCTCGAAACACGGTAAGGAAACTTTAATCATATTTCGAGGGTACTACTAATGGCTGATACAGCTTATCAAACCCAGTATCGCGATGAGTTTATTGCCGGTTTCGAAAAGCGTTCATCGCTTGCACGGAGAACGTGCATCACGGAAGCCGACATCAATGGTAACGAAGCAATATTTTTAGTTGCCGACTCTGGAGGTGCTACAGCGGTTACCCGTGGTGTGAATGGCGACATTCCCACTCGACCGGATAACCTTACTCAGAACACTGCAACCCTTGCTGAATGGCATGACATCCCGGAACGAACGAACTTTAATCTGTTCGCGTCCCAAGGTGATGGCAAGCGCATTATGCAAGAGACCAGCATGTCCGTCATCAATCGCAAGATTGACAAGGATATTCATGCTGCACTGGACGCTGCTACCGTAGCGTGGGATGGGTCGGCACAAGTTGCCACGTTGTCCTTGATCACCATTGCCTATACGAAGTTGGGCAACGCATTTGCGCTTGGTGATGCACCGGTCTATGCACTGATCACCCCGGCTTTTCGGGGACACATGATCCAATTGGACGCTTTTTCGAGTGCCGATTACATCGATAGCAAGCCGTTTGAAGGTGTCAACAAGAATTTGGCCTTCGCTTGGTACGGTGTCAACTGGATTATTGACGGTGCGTTGGATGGAGTGGGTACGTCGAGTGCCAAGTGCTTCATGTATTCGCAAAATGCCATCGGTCATGCGATGGATTCCGAACGGCTCCAAACGGAAGTGGGTTACGATGCCAAGAACGACAAGTCCTGGGCGCGTTGCTCTACGTACATGGGGTCCAAACTACTGCAGAACGCCGGGGTTGTCGAGATGACCCACGACGATTCTCAACTTTCATAAGGAGGCATGACTAATGGCTTATGCAACAAGTAATCCTCCGCGATTGATTTCGCAAAGCGTTGGTGCCGGTACTACGCCTGCTGCTTCCACTGATGGTGGTAAGCATTGGTTGTATATCGATGCTGATCCGCTTGCTACGGTTCTGGCTGCTGGGTATTTTACCGATGGTCATGATCTTGGAATGCGCCTCAATGACAAAGTTACCGTAGTCGATACGGCACTGGGTCAAACGAAGGACTGCGTCGTGAGTCTGTCCACTTCTGGTGGAGCAGTGAGCGTTGCTTTTCGTGAGGCAAGTTCAGTTGTAGCAACGACTGCAGTAACGACTCTTACGGCAGATCAGAGTGGATCAACGATCACTCTTGGCGCTGCTGGTGGGTATGCAGTGACGTTGCCTGCACCCGCAGTTGGACTGAAGTTTAAGTTCATCGTGTTGGTTGCCCCGACGACTGCTTATACCGTTGTGACGACTGCCAGTGCGAACATCATTCACGGTCAAATCAGTTCAGCCGAAGATGCTGCTGGCAGCGTGTCTACTGCCGCTTCCTCCGATACAATCTCCTTTGTCGCCAACAAGGCAATCATAGGTGATTATTGTGAGGTCGAGTCTGACGGTACCAATTGGTACGTATCAGGTATGTGTAATGTGCAAGACGGCATTACTACGACTCAAGCGTCTTAACCAACCAGGTGCGCCCTTCGGGGCGCATCATAACCTTCAGGAATCTTCAAAATGTCTGACGAAACAGACGTAAAGAAACCCCGACTTCAACCGATTAACCGAACCGCCCTGCAGTTTATGCGATATGCATCCCAGGAACACAGTGCGGTTGTTCCATCGAGTCTTACTAAAGAAGATTTGACGGATCCAGATCTTTGGGCGCATGTGAGACCAACTCTCAATGCTTTCGATGAGATTCGAATCATCCCGGAGAACGGTCGATATAGAGCAAAAGTGTTTATCACTCGTGTCGATGGGAAAAATCTCAGGCTTGAATTGATTGAGCATCAGGAATTCAATGAAGTAAAGAGAGAGCGAAAGGCAAGTATCTTTGATATCGAACAAAAGGGTCAGTTAGGCTGGTGTATTATCAACACCGATACTAACGAGGTAGTTGTGAAGGGTGTTGGCAAAAATGAAGCAACCGCACTCAAAGCACTGCAGGCTCATAGGAGATCGGTAGAGGACTAAAACACTGTGGCTGTCACTAAACTCAGTTTATACAATGATGCACTGCTACTGTGCGGTCTTCGCGAACTCTCAAGCGACACGGAAGATGTGCCTCACCGGTATGATCTCGACCGTGCGTATGATGATGCCTCTGCGAACGATCTCTGTCTGGAACTTGTCAAACCTACCTTTGCAACCAAAGTTGCGAAAATAGCACCAGGTGCTGCGTCAAGCGAACATTTGCTGGCGCAGACCTATGACCTGGATGACAACAGTGATTACATTGCTTTTATTGCTGCTTATGATAGTGGTGAACTTGACGAGAAGATTACTCGCTACATCATTGAAGAACAAACTCTCTATTGTGATGTAGGGACTAACATTTGGGTACGATACGTTGCACAGGTAACAACCTTTGCAAGTTGGACTCCGTCGTTTACCAATGTTGTTGCAGCGTACCTTGCTAAGACTATTGCATCTCGTGTTTCTCCCCAGAAGCAAGCTTTTCTGGAGAAGTTGTTTCTCTCCAATATACAGGCAGCAATTGAGGTTGATTCCGAAAGAGAGTCAACACCACGTCCGCCTTCATCCACCTTTACACTTACCACCGATTATCTGAATGTCTACAATGGCGCACTTAACCTGTTGGGCAAGCCGCACATTATCAGTATCAATGACGACTCAGAAATAAGGGTTGCACTCGATACAGTTTTGGATAGTGGTGCGGTGAACTATCTGTATGAAATAGTGAAACCAAGGTTTGCTCTCGAAACGAATATGATGACGTCATCTACGACGAGCAGCCACCACGACCTTGACAATGTGTTCACGTTACCCAGTGATTATTTGGCGATCTGTGAATTGCATGCCGATCCCTTGATGGACGAACCGATCACCCGATATTTGATTGAGGCTCGTACCCTGGCTTGCACGTATTCAACGATTTACATACGGTTCATTTCCAGTAGTCCTGCTACGAGTGACTGGACACCTGGATACACACAATTGCTGTCAGCGTATCTTGCTGATCAGGTCAAGAATCGTTTTGTTGAAGACGGTGATATGCGTAAAGATATTACTGCCGAATTTGAGAAACGACTGGAGTACTTGATCCAGAAGGAAGGGTATAAGGAAACCGAACGAGCAACACGTACAACAGCAACACTGACCACTGAGTGGCGTAAGATTTACAACCACGCCTTTTTTATTATGGGTCTGCCGGAAATTGTGTCTAACGATGATGATTCGATTCGTAGATCTAAAGTCGATGTGGCATTGGGTACCGGGATCGTTGAGGCAGCTTTGGAAGACATGGGTTGGACTTTCGCGCTGACGTCACAGAAGGTGACCTTTGATCCTTCTCTGGAGCCTGACTGGGGTTACATTCGTGTCTTTGCAAAACCTAATGATATGCATCGAATTCACGGTGTGTACTCTGATGGGCATTTTCGTAGTCCTTTGAAAGATTACCAAGATGAAGGTGATCAGTGGTTTGCCCACATTGATGACATTTACGTTCAGTACGTGAAGACGAGTTTCTTGACTGATCCAAGTTCCTGGCCTCAGTATTTCAAGAATGTCATTGCATCAAAGCTGGCTGACATGACGTGTTCAGTTCTGAAGGGTGACAAGAAGAATACGGAAGATAAAGTGAAACAGTTTGCAGATGAGGCTGAGTCTACCGATGCGTTGCGCGGTCCTCCGCAACCAATACATACAGGTCGATGGGTGCGTTCACAGTTTAGTGGGCGTAGTGGTTATGATCGACTGAGACCATAACCATGACCGCTGTAAATATAAAACCATATACCAACAAATTCAATCGAGGCGAAGTTGATTCGTTAGCAATTGCGCGGGATGACGTTGTGAAAGTCAATAACTCCGCTGAAGAGATGACTAACTTCATGCCGATACGTTTGGGACCGATGATGTATCGACCTGGTATGGAGTATCTGGACGACACTAAACTCATTACAATAACCGGTACCATCAATCCTACAGCATCAACTACTGTTGCTGGTGTTGGTACACTATTTACAACTGAACTGAATATTGGATCTCAACTGACTGTTACTGGTGAGACCCGAATCGTTACAGCAATTGCAAGTGACACCAGTTTGACTGTTGATACAGCGTTTACTGATAACGCCAATGACACCAGTCCTGACGCAAGTCCTGTTTCATACTTCGTCCCATTTGTGGCAGCGATAAATGACGTTGCTGCATTAGAGTTCAATCATGATTGTGTTCGTTTTTGGGTGGACGATGCTTTATTGACCACGACCACTGTTGACACTGCTATTGGCAATGGTACGTTTGATGCCGATATAGCAGGATGGAATGGAGATGATGGAACCGGTGCAGTAAGTGCTTGGTTGGATGGTGGTTACATGAGACTGACAGGGACAGGCACTGAGTCTGCTGTTAGATACCGGACTACAACAGGATGGGATGGGGATCCTGCAGAGCATCGCTTGCGAATCGTGATTAAAGATGCACCTGTTTTGGTTGAAATTGGTAATACTGTTGATCCACCGGCTGCACATGCCCACGATCTCTTCAAGGGCGTGCTTGGTCCCGGAACTCATTCATTGGTGTTTACTCCGACTGATGATATCGATATCACCTTTAGTAACTCGACGAAGTATCGTGCGTTGGTTGATAGTGTTGCATTTGAAACAACTGGAACATTTGAATTACCAACTGACATCGATGCTGCCAATATTGATAGCGTACGATTCTCTCAGTCCGCTGACGTAATTTTTATTTCGTGGAATGGTGGACAACAATTTAAGATAGAACGACGTGGAGTTAAGTCCTGGTCGATTGTTGATTACGAAAGTGATGATGGTCCTTTTGGAGCCATAAATGATAGTGATGTTACTTTGACTCCAAGTGCGTTGTCAGGTGGACCGGTCAATCTTACAGCTAGTAAGGATTACTTTTTATCAACGGATGTTGGAGCAATGTTCCGATTGATATCCCAAGGTCAAGAGGTAACTGCCACATTGACCGCCCAAGACACTGGGACTAATTCAATTAAGGTTACAGGTATTGAAGCATCACGAATATTTGTCATCAGTGCAACAGGTTTTGCAGATTCAACTCTTACTTTACAACGATCCAGTGATGACACAAATTGGACTGATGTTGAGTCATACACAGTGGTACAGCTTAAAAACTACGACGATGGTTTCGATAACTCTACTCTTTACTACCGTTTACATATCAAAACCGGTGACTACGGCACGGATACTGTTGTTGCATCGTTAGAATATGAAGGTGGTGGAATCACTGGTATTTGTCGTGTTACTGGGTTTACATCTGCTACAGTAGTCGTGGTAAATGTACTGGAAGAATTTGGTCGTACCGATGCTACTCGTGATTGGTATCGAGGTGAATGGGACTCGACTCCTGGGTATCCGACCGCTGTGTCTCTTTACGAAGGAAGATTGTGGTGGGCTGGTAGAGATAAAGCATGGGGATCAGTATCCGATGCGTTTACATCTTTTGACGACAGGGTGGAAGGAGATAGCGCCCCTATTCCTAGAACGGTGGGATTTGGTCCCGTAGCTAAAGCAGCATGGTTGATGCCGTTAAGTAGATTGGTGATGGGTATAACTTCAGATACGTTGTCAATACGTTCTAACAGTTTTGGCAATATACTTACACCGGAGAATACAAATGTTAAACCAGGATCCAGTCATGGTGCGGCATTAAAGGCTCCACTTGTCATCAGCAGCAGAGGGTACTATGTACAACGAGCATTGAACAAAATTTTTGAGTTGGAATATTCACTTGATCAGGATATCCATGATGCTACGGATCTTTGCGTACTGAATCCTTCGATTTGTTCTGCTGGCATCAAGCGAATTGCTGTAACGATGGAACCTGAAATTCGAATCTACGTCGTGCTGGACGATGGGAATGCACGAGTTTATTTGATGGACAAGACTGAAGAGGTACGTGCTTGGAGTCGGATAGAAACAGATGGTGACATCAGGGACATTATAGTTCTTCCCGGCACTGCTGAAGATCGAGTGTACTTCCAGGTCAGTCGTACTAATGGAATGTACTTTGAGAAACTTGCTCTCTTCAGTGAATCGATAGGTGGTACTGTATCGAAGACATTTGATTCATTCAAAACCTACACATCGCCGGGAACCACCATCAGTGGATTAGATCATGTAGAGGGACAAACGGTTTATACATGGGCCGATGGTCAAGCAAGAGACAGTGGTGATGTCGTTAACGGCGGTTCAATTACCGTATCGGATTCGTGGACCGATGTAGTGGTAGGGTTACGTTACACTGCTGACTATACCACCAGTCCTGTAGGACAGTATTCGAAGGATTCTGTTCTGATGTATGACAAGCGCATTGTGGATACTGGGTTTATACTACGGAACTATTGGCCGATGTCGATCAAGGTTGGTCCTGACAGCAGCAACTTAAAAGATTTTCCTGACTTTGAGGGTGGAAAGGCAGTTGTGCTAACGGCAACACAGAGTAAGTACAATCAGAAACCGTTTTCGTTTGATGGAACCATGGAGACAGATCCTCGCATACATCTTCAGGCTATTAATCCTTGTACAATTTTGGCGATGACTTATGGAATCGATGAATCTAACGATCCAACCAGTAATACGCCCATTGAGGAAGAGTGATGTATTGGAAGTCTATGGTTGTTTGTTTCCAAAAGCGATTAGAGGATATACCGCTGTTTGGGATGACAAAGTTATAGCTGTTGCCGGGGTGATGTATACTAACCCCTTGCAATGTTTTAGTACCATTGATGCGAAGATGAAAGAGTTTCCACGGGCGATCGTGAAAGGAATTAGATTGATCAGAGATTTGTTAAATGAATTTGAAGCACCTGTGTATGCGAAGACAGATGAACATGAACCGACAGCTTTTGGGTTTTTACAACACATTGGGTTTGAGCCAATTGATAACGAGGTGATGGTGTGGGAGAAGCAATACCGTGGATAAAAGCAAGTTCTACGGCGTTACAAGCTGTAGGGACTGTGTTGCAAGGCAGAACTGATGACCAGATTGCCAGGTTTGAGGCTGCTCAACTGGATCGTAAAGCTAAAGCTAGATTTGCAGAAGGCGCTCGTGAAGCCGAAGAACAACGTCGTCAAGGTCGGCTCATGCAGTCTAAGGCGCGAGCAGCACAAGCTGGTGGTGGAGGTGATCCTGGTGATCCTGGTTCTCTTCGTACCGTAGCGAAGATTGGTGCCATCGGGGAATACAATGCACTTGCAGAATTATTTCAGGCACGTACTGAGTCTGATGCTTTGCATTTGGCTGGTCATGCTCGTCGTAGGGAAGGAAGGGCTGCAAAGACATCTGCTTATTTGAAAGCGTTACCGACAGCAGTTAGTGCTGGTGAGGAGTTTTATGAAGCGGGTAAGGAATTCAAACGTAAAAAACGACTGAAATCGACTCTATGGCTACCAGAGTTCCCCCCAACGTGATGGCTACTATACCTGATCCTGCAGAACTTCAACGAGCCGCTCCATCTGGGCAGGCACCTTTCGTTCGCATGAGAAGCGGAGGTGTCGGCGGTGCGTTAGCAGAAGTTGGTGCTGATGTAAACGAGTACGTGCGGTTACGAACTAACGAAGAATTATCGACAGCAACCAGTAATTTTTCAATTGAAAAATTTAAACTCGATCATGCATTTGATAAGGATGACGAGTACGATACGATACCAGAACGATGGGACGCCAGTGTTCGTGAAGCATTGGGTGAACAGTCTAAGTCAATCAATGATCCTGCCGCGCGTAGGTATTTTGAAGAACAGGCAGAAGTAAGGATTGCTGAAGGATCGCAACGCATAACAGAGTTGGCATGGGGAAAGGAACGTGACTTTAAACGTGCTGATCTTGATAAGCGGTTGGCTATTCATAGGGAGCTGGTGATTGGCGGTAATTCTGACGCCATATCAGACGACGTTGAATCGTTGCTCGTTACTTATAGTGAACTTGGTTATTTGGATAGGGAAGAGGCTAATACACGGCTTCTATCCTGGAAACAAAGTGCCGCTATTGGGTGGATTGAAGCACTGCCTACTGCGTCAGAACAAATGGTTGCATTAAATTCTGAGCCTGCACGGGCTGCTATACCGACCGACGTGCGTATGAAGATGTGGAAACATGCCGAACAAGGCAATCTAGCGTTTGTTGCCGAACAGATTACTCAGAAATATATCGATGACGACATGACATTCGGTGAAATGATTAAAGACGCCGATGCTATCAAGGTTGGTGATAAGAGGATCGGTAAACATTTCACTAAGGAAAGTCTTGTTAAGTTGAAAGTTGAAATCAGACGTCAGGCTAGAAATCGAGAGACTTATCGAGACCATGCCGATCTGGATACTCAGTCTGATCTTCATTTTAAATATTACCCGAATATTCGTAGGGGGAAAATCAATCCGGAAACTGAACAACCTTACAAAGTGTCGGACATCCTTCCTGCCGATTTTGAAGAGATGTCGATAGGTTTACGCAACATGACGATCGCCGCAGAAGGACAGACGGGCGATCGCACAGTGACACAAACACCTGTGGCAATTCTCGATAAGTTGCTTCAGTATCAACTCGCTAAAGATTGGACCGGTATGCGTAAATATATATTAGGTTACAAAGAGTCTGCTCCTGATACTAACGGCGAGACTGTTCGTAAAGAGCAGATCCAGGAACAAAAGGATGCTCTTTTTGAGAAAATTAAAAACGTTCGTCAGACATATAGATTACCAAGTAAAGGCCTGACTAACGATGAAATATTAGACATAGAGTCTGCTGTTAGATGGGGGCTTCCAACGTATGGTATGGCCCCGGACGATCGTAAAAGGATCGAGAGATTTATCGAGACCACACTTCGCGACAAAGGCAAAACTGCCGATGAAATACTGGTAGCCATAGAGTCAGTTTTGACGAAAGCTGACGCCAGTATTGATGATGAGGAGGAGGCAGGTGTTAAGACAATTGAAGGAGTCGCCCAGT